TTTTAGAGAATGGGGACCAAATCGGGCTAGGGTTGTGCTCCTAACCTTCTCTGATTGCTTGCTGCTATACGCTGCAACTTAATCTGGAAAGGTATAGCTACTCCTTCCGCAGATGGTTCGACAATGAGATCTTCCCACCAATAATGATTATCGGTGCTAGACGCTTGCAGGGCACGCCCAAGCAGGAGGAAGTTATCCGGAATATCATTGACGGTGGCGAAGTGAACTTCGTCTCTATATCGAAGTATCACCGCTGACGGCACTAAGTCAGATTTTACGACTTTCTCGGGACCCCTAACGGTACTAAATATCTTAGACCGTGTAGTGAAACAGGTGTTAATCTGCTTCATAATAAAGCTTTTAGCTCTATTGACCGGTGTCCCTTGCGTTAGCACGGAGTACTCATCTAGAGTATAACGCCCTAACACCGCAGTGCAGCCTGATACATAAGGGAGTGTTCCAACTCGCTTCTCAATGCAAGAATACAAATATTCTGCAGTATTAATGAGATGAGCCTTAACAAGCTCACGGCAATGCCGCTCGAGTTGTAATATAGCCAGATCCCCACCTTTGGAGAGATCCATTACAAATTGATCTCTCCTACGGATCCACGCAGGAACCTTTTCGGTTCTCTTGTGTGGTCGGAGTCTCGCACCCGACAACTTAAGCCGTATTGGGCTTATATCGACACCTTTAAGGTAGTCGCCACCGCAAGATTCGCGGAAGTCGCCGGAACTAAATGACTTATCTAGATTAAGCTTCATGCCTACCTTTGTTAAGGCAGGTTCAACAAAAGTTGAGAAGCGATCAGGTAAGATCAAGTCGTCGCCATAAACATAGACCTGTCTCATTACTTTATAGTAAGGGACACGCATCTGCTCAGAAATCTCTGTGCAAATAGCTAGGTGTATGAGTAACGCCATAGTGGGAAAAGTTAATCCTGATCCCATACCCGCCAGCTTATTGAGTTTTAACTCAAATTTAGAGCCGTCTGGGCGCGTTAAAATAGCGTGCGTTGAACGAAGTTCAAAGAACTTTCGCACTGGCAAGTGCATGAATAATCTGGAAATTAATCCAGAATGCACCCGGTCGGACGCTGATTTCAAGTCAAACGTAGACCAACCTTCTCCCAGACTACCACGCCGAGCCAAGTCACGATTGATCGACTGGTCGCGGAAATTAATCCTGTGATCAGTGACACCTTCGAGCTTATCAACCATATAATCAAAATAAGCCATCTGATAGGGCAAAGACCCTAAAGGCTCTTTTGAGATGGTCCGTGGGCCTCTGGAGTCCTTCGGGACAAAGAGAACCTCACAGCGGCGGTCTGCGTCATCGACGAAATCACGGAGTGTACCGCGCTTCGTGATGATAGAGTTATTAGGCCAGCCCGACACGCCACTTCCCAAAGTGGAAGAGGGTATGGGTTTTCTGGTCGTGGTAACCCAATCCCGTAGCTTAAGTCCTGGGTAAGGTTTCCGAGCCCAAGAATAAGCCCGAAAAGACTCAGGAACACGAGATAAGGAATCCCGTGATAACTTAAACTCACTCCAGTGACGAGCGTGAGTATTTTTACACACGTTTTCACTGCCGCGGAAAGACCCCGACGTAAGCCGAGGTCTATACCGGTGGAGAATCTCATCAATTTGCTCAGTAAGTCCATAGTAAGTCTCTAAGTTTTTGCGAAGAGAAGTAACATGGCTGGCATCAAACGTGAGGCTCCCGAGAGAGTGTTCCTCAGCAATATAAGATGCAGTGGCCTTTTTAATTTGACCCTCCGTAAAGGAGAATGCAAGCTTATAGAAGTATTCACAAAACTGTCGAATACTTTTCACGTAATGAGGGTCGTAACCCTCTTTTAATTTACCACTTCTGGTAAAGATATTACGCAAACCTGAGAAAAACTTGGGGACGCGAGACTTAGTTTTCAGCTGAAACGCAGTACAACAAGTGCGGGGTTGATCAGGATCATTGATCCTGCCGCATGCGACTGCATTTAGAATTGAAGCTGAAAATTTAGGTAGTGTAACAGTTAGGAAAGATACGCCTTCCGCTTTATAGCGAGAAAGGACGTAATCCCTAGTTACCGTATCAATACCACAATCCGACGCTAATGATCGAATTAATCTTTCGTAGCGGATAATCATGAAAGCGCTCCATAGTGGTTAACTTGGAGACAAAAAGCGTGTCAACTAACCGGCACCATTCAAGACTTGGGTTAGGCGGGTGGAGTTACAAAAATCTGCGAGCGTATCAATCAATGTATTGATCTGCGCTTCAGTATTGTGCTCACCGGCCATAATCTGCATCGAGATGGTAATGGGTTCTCTGAATACTATACCATTAACCGTGACATCATGTTCACGTGTGAAAGTAATAGTAGACTGCCGTTTCTTATACGGAAGATTCTTCTCCGTACGTAAAGTACCGGGGGCAATCTTGAAACTATACTTTGCGGCTCCAAGCGCAAGCGAGGAGTCTAGGTAAGTATTAGTCCCAGCAGAGATAAAGGTGGTCGTTCCTAGAACTAGGCCATTAAAAGTTGACATACAGGTGCATACAGGTAAAGGGACATAAGGAAGTCTGCAAATCAGGAAAGCAGCTGGCGAATGCCGCGTGCTATCGGTTTAGAGATTGGACGTTTATACCCAATCTTCTTAGCCGCCTGTCTCCTAACTTTGTTAGTTGCGAGATATGCAGTATTAGCGACTTGCTCGCTGTTAGGCGCGCTCCACTCTATCCCATCACTAACAGGTGTGATAGTAAGAGGAAGCGGGTTTGACCGTGCAAAATAATGAACTACACCTGGCGCTTGTGAGACACAACGCGTCTTAGAGGATATTTGGCGACCAGCTACATCAATATCAGAGATGACTACGGCCTTATGGACGAAGCCCCCTGAGAAATGAATAGTGGGATTATACCAACCTCTTTGAGGGTGAAGTTCGCTAAGAATATCAGACACGGGAATAAAGTAGTCGACAAGGAAGGACAAAGGAATTGCATCCCAGATTGTATTAATATCAGGGTGCGCTCCCAATTCATCCAGAAAAATCTGAATAGCTGCCAGCATTGCTGAGGAGTTATCAGGTGTCGAGTATGATATAGTTCCCATAACTTGGGAACTTAACTGAACCGTGATCTTCCTTCCTACACCGTCGGTATAATCCAGGCTCGAGGTGGTCGAATAAACCACCCGACGTGTCGAAAGTTGGTCGGAAATGGAGTCCTTATAAAGATCCTTAAATGAATTAAGGAGAGACTTCAGATCAGAGATGAAGGGTTTAATACCCCACTGGACACCCCCGTAAGACATTAAAGTCAACGGTGAAAGTATACCAGCAATAGTCTCATCAAGTTCCAAAATCGCATTAAACAAATTAAAGCGGTTATTACTCTGAAATTTTAATTTCGTGAGCGGAACTACGACCAACTGCTCATTTTCGATGATCATCGATGGGATCATCTCATCGAAGGCATAGGAGATGGGTGGATTAAGCCCTTGTTGATAGGAACGAATTCTATCAACGGTGTTATCTGTAAGAAGCATACCACCCCGTTTCATTTGGGTGTGGACGCAAGGGCGCCAAGGTCGAACTCGGCCAGTCAGGAAGGTGTGATTATCGTAAAACGATTCACTCCAGACAGACTTAGGATTAAGTTCCCTTCTATAGATAACAGTGCCGTCGGTACGGTACCCTTCAGTCCATCCGGTAACAGTAGAATTACTGCGATGCCGGATCCTGTT